ATCGTATTTTTCTATTATTAAATTTCCGATATGTTTTTTCATTTTTATTTATAGTTTTAAAATTAAAATATTATAGCATTCATTGCAGTAGATACTACTCTTTCCATATTCCTCAACTATATTAGTGTTGAATGGCTTGATGTCTTTGAAACAATGGCAGCAGATTTCTGTGTCTGTTTCATCGTCTGGGTTGATAGGTCTTAGTTCCATGTTACTGTTTTACGGACTTATACTTAGTTTTTAAAGCCTCCGTAATAAGTTCCTGAATAGATGTTCCATTTTCGGCTGCATAGACCTTAAAAGCCTTTCTTACCTTATCACTCTTAAAGCGATAAGTGTACGTTCCTTCTGTATTTCGTTTTTGTATCATTTTTATTTAGGTTAAAAGTTAGTAGACCTGACAGGATTTGAACCTGTATCGTTTTATTTTTTATTATCGAAAGGTTCACGCCTTACACCGATTTGCACGGTTTACTTTTATGCTCTTTTTTTATATACCCCGGGTATCTGTCCGTATTGTATTGAGCGGGTTTTAGCGTCTACCATTCCGCCACAGGTCTGTTATATAAATAGGCAGCCGTTAATTCGGCTTTAAAATCGTACTGGCGAAATAACCTTTATATTATTGTTTGTATCCATTTGCCCCGATATGAAAAGGGTAACTGTTTTAAGAAGCCATTAGGCAACCCATTTAACTTATTCGCTAACTTTCGTATTATCGCGGTTAAATGCTTGTTAAGGATATTTCAGTAAATAAAGAACTTGTTTTGTTTTGATGGCACAAATGTATGTTAACATATTTACATATACAAGTTTATTTC